CGGCGCGCCAGAAGGCATTCGAACTGATCGAAGCGGAAGGCAACCTGCAAGAAAAAATCATTGACCAAACCATCAAAGATGAAGGCCGAAAAACCACGGCATTGATTGCGCTCGATGGAGAATTGCAGGCCAAGCGCAACGCGGCCATTGCTCAATTTCCTGACTTCTTTGAACAGCAGATGACGGCCATTGTTCAAAGCAATGCCTTCAGCATGGGGCAGATGGTTTCGACATGGACGGGCGGGATTGCACAGATGATTGTGAAGGGCGGCGATCTGAAGGCCGCCATGGAACAAACGCAAATCGCAATCATTCAGGGGTTTCTAAATGCTGGCGTTCAGAAGCTGGCCAACTATGCGCTAGAAGTGTCGCGCGAAACGGCCATCAACGAAGCGAAGGAAGCCGCCAAAACCGCAGCCACGGCAGCGGGTGCAGCAGAGCGCACGGCTATCACCGAAGCCGAAGCCACTTCGGAAGTTGGCATTATGGCGGGCGCGACGGAAGCCATCCTAGGATTTTTCGCTAGCGTGTCGGCTGGGCTTGAAGCCATTTTCGTAGAAACGCTGCTGCCTGCCGTTACAGCCGTTGGGGAATTCATCATGGAAGTTCTCTCAGCAATTGCTGAAGCCCTGGCTGATACCATCTTCGGCATTCCTGTTGCCGTGGCCATCCTTGCAGGCGTTGCAGCCATCGGCGCAGCGCTTGCCCTTTCTGGCGCGATCAAATTTGCCAAGGGCGGCATAGCCACCGGGCCGACGAATGCCCTTATAGGTGAAGCCGGTTCACCTGAAGCCGTCATCCCTCTAAACGATCAGGGTGCGTCATTCATGCGTCAGGCGCTTGGCATGGGCGGCGGTCAGCTAGTCGTTCCCGTCATGATTGATCGCAGGGAAATCGGGCGTGCGGTCTATGACAATTTCCCGTCAGCCTTGCGCGATGGGGGCGTCCCAGCATGATCGGAACCTTTGGAAGCAATGCCGTTGCGAGCAAGCGCTATCAGCGCTCGACTGATACGGCGTGGGCAAGCGCGCCAGTGCTGGTTGAAATCAACGGCCTTTCAGCGGCGCTGGCGGTCATTATCAGTACCGTTCAAATCAATGACACGCTGGGATCGCTGACAACGTGTCAATTCGATTTGAAGAAAACCGCAGCTGTTAGCCGCCCGAACATTGGCGATACGGTCAGAATCCTATATTTCGATTTCGTGCTGTTCGCGGGAATCATCACGCGCGTCGAGCCGGTCATTGACACGTCAATGGCGGATATTCGCTACCGCTGCACAGGTTCTGATTGGAGCTATCTGCTGATGCGGCGGCGCGTGCGGCGGAATTTCGTCAACAAAGGCGTGCTGGAAATTGCCGATTCCTTACTCGATAACGAAGCCGCAGGGGATGGGTTCACGTTGGGCGCGGCGGATAATGGGCCTTTGCTGTCGCTCGTTGATACGAAAAACGCGCGCGTGTTTGACGTTCTGACGCAGGCGGCGGCGGCAGCTGGCTTGACGATTTTGATTGATCCTGACAAGCGGCTGAATTTTGTTTCCGTCAATGTGCCTCAAGGGCCGAAGGCGTTGACGGATTCAACCGTCATGGAATCGAGCATTATTGAAGATATGGAAGGGTATAGAAACGTTCAAACGATTATTTGCACAGGAACGCCGCAAACAACAACAGAGGCGGCGCTGTCATATATCGCCACAAAGCAAAACGACGATCAGATAACGGAGCGGCAGAGCGTTGAGGGTGGATCGGGGCGCTATGAGGAAATGGAAGAAATCACGCACCCTACCAGCAACACGCCGACTGATATTGCCCTCCTTGCGCTGGCCTATTGCGATCTGCGCCTAGCCTTGAGCGGCGTAGTTCGAAAAACGCTCAAGGCAAAGGTGCGCGGGTATGGGTTTCGCGCTGGACAGTCTGTAACGGTCAATTTAACTGGTGTGGCGCAAACGGGAACCTGGCTGATTCAGCGCGCCAGCCTGGCAGAATTAGCCGCGCGTGAATTGTTCTATGACTTGGAACTAGTTCTGACCTCGACGCAGCTGCGGGCCTATAACAGCTGGCTGAACATCGTCAAAGCAGGGAAAGTCACCGTACAGATTCCTTCAACTATCGGACTAGGCGGCGGCGTACTTACGACCTATACAACGCCAGGAACATTCACCTACATAGCAACGACGACGGGCACTATTGCGATTACGATCAAAGGCGCTTCTGGCGGCGGCGGCCAGGGCGCACACGTTATCAATACAGGTCAGGAATTCCGTGGCGGCGCTGGCGGCAATGGCGGATATGCGACAAGAATTTTTTCGGTAAATGTCGGGGATCAATTAGATATCGTCATTGGTTCTCATGGCGTGGCGTCCCCTGGTTCAGGCACACCAGCAACGGGCGGCGGCAATACAACTGTTTCCAAAAGCGGCGTTGTGCTCTGCGCTGGCAATGGCGGCGGCGGCGGATCGAATGCAACTGGCGCTGGCGATGGAACGAATGGCACGCCAGGAACGGGGACGGGCGACACCGTTTTAACGGGCGGCGGAAAAACTGGCGGCGCAGGAGGGTATTTGTCCGCACCGCCAGGCGACGGCCTTGACGGGGAAGTGGATATTCAATCCTAGAACGGAGCGCGCGTAATGGGAACACCAGTTACAAATTTTCCGAAAGTCACAGTCAGCACAGGATATACGAACGCTGACACCACTATTGTTCTGACAACCGGGCACGGTTCGCGGCTGCCGTCAACCTTTCCCTTTCCGCTCGTATGGTGGAATGACACCGATTTTCCTGACCCTTGCGACGATCCGAACAGAGAAATAGTCATCGTGACGAATCGCAGCGGCGACACGCTGACCGTTACGCGCGCGGGCGAAAGCACGACGGCGACAAGTAAAAACACTGGCGGCAAAACCTATCGCATGATCGAAGCCATAACCAAGGGCATGTGGGACGGCCTTGGCGACCTATCCTTATCAGAAACCTTTCGAGGCTTGCGCATTCAAAACGCTAACGATTCTGACAAGAGAAATTCGCGCGTGAATTTTAGCGCCGATGCCATCGTGATGGATGACGGTACAGAAATTCAAAGCTGGGTCAATATTGCCGTTGACATTACGGCATCAGGCGCGAACGGCCTGGATACAGGCACGGAAGGCGCCAGCAGAGCCTATGAACTATACGCCATTTACAATCCTTCGACGCAAACGAAAGCAGGCTTGCTGCATCGGGCGAAAGACTACAATTTAGATGAAGATGTGTCGGCGGGCGAAGATGGCTCAATCGCCCTACGGGACGCAACAGCGCGAACAAAGATAGCGAACGGATTTCAAATTGATATAGCTGGGCCGTGCGAATTTGTTGACGTTAAGTTAGTCAAAACTGGATCGCCAACAGGAAATTATTGGTTCACCATTGAAGGCAACAGCGGCGGATCGCCAAGCGGAACACCGCTAGCAACATCGGACAAATATGATGCATCCCTCCTGAGTTCAACGGCTACATGGGTTCGCATTGCCTTTCGGACGCCAGCTTCCTTGTCAGCGTCAACGCAGTATCACCTAGTCATGCAGGCCGATTATGCCGTCAGCGGATCGAATTTCCTCAGCTGGCGCGCGGATACCACGGCGGCAACGTATGCGCGCGGAGCGAAGGAAATCTTTGACGGCGTGTCAACCTGGACGCAGGATTCCAACGTTGATCTGACATTCAAAATTTACATGACGGAAAACGATATCGCCGTGACGATGCCATCGGGGTATACGCAAAAAGCCCTGATCTGCCCATTTATCTATAACGATAGCGGCTCGAATTTCCTGGCCTTCATGCAAAGGGATCGTTCTATTTTCTGCTTTGCACAGGCACCGTTTTCAACGTCAGCGCAAAATAAATGGTCCATATTTGCCGCTGGCTCTGGGCCAACAGCGGTCACGCTCTACAATCTCTCTGCGCTTGTTCCTCCTCGGCCATGCGTCGTTCATGTCCGATGGGGCAATACAACAGTCGTCACAACCATGAATATGGGCCATATCATTGGCGTGTTCGTGAACAACACGCCTGGTCCTGGCGTTCCTCCTGGCAGTTACAACCCGTCATCGTCAGCAGATGGTCATGCGCTCGCTGATCTGGGGCCGCTGCTGATCGAATACCAAGGCCTGTATGCGCTAGGCGGCAGCGCTAATAGCTTCGCCATGATTAACCGGATTGACTGGTAAGCGGGAGGACGACGCGTGACGAGATACAGCTATAAAACGGCAACAGGGCTTTTCGTGACAGGCGGATATTTCGAGCCGAACATTGATGCAGCAACGGAAGCCGTGATTACGCTGCCGCGTTTAGTCGATGTGCGCAGCGAGAAGCTTGACCTGCTTAACCGGACGATCATTCCAAAAACGCAGGCGGAAATTGACGCGTATGACGCTGCGCTCGCTGATGCTTCTGCGCAGGCCGAAATTGACGCGCAGAAAACACTGAAGGCCGTTGTTCTCTGGCTCTGCCAGCAGCTGAACGTCGCGCCAGCAACCGCGCGGGCGCAAATTATCGCCATAAGGAAAACGCTTTGACGGCTATCGACCTCGTTGTCCTCATGATGTTTCAAGCATGCGTGGCGCAGGAACCGCGCATTGTGCAGGAAGGCCATCCGCATGTCAGCGTGCAGCTGTACGAATGCCCTTTGATTGGCCAGGATGCGCGATTCGTTGTCATGCGCTCTGTATGTTCGAAGTATGAAAGCCATGCTATTGGCCTTAAGGATTTGCGAACAGGCGCAGGCTTTCTGCGCAATCGCTTTGCAGGGATTGATCCGTACTTCATCAGCGTGGAATCAGGTGAGGGCAGCATGCCAGCCTGCATGACCGGCAATGAGGAGAAACCATGAAGAGCGTTATGTTTGCCGCTCTGATCGCAGCGCTTCTGCCAGCATTGGCGCAGGCCAGCCTGTGCACGCTTTCATGGAACGCTGATGCTGATCCGGTTGATGGCTACGCCGTATATGTCACTTCGACGCCTGGTCAGTATCAGCAAGGGCCAGCATGGATCGGAAACGGGCTAACCGTCATCTGCGATGACCTCGGGCTGACGGCGGATGGTGTCACATATTACTTCATCGTGAAGGCGTTCATCGGCAGCGATTTCAGCGGGCCGTCGAACGAAGTATTTTTCACGATGCCTGCGCCTGTCGTGACACCTCCCCCACCTCCGAAAGTGTGCCTGAAATATAACGGGAAAGGGCGCTGCATCAAGTGGGGATAGTCAGTCAATTCCAAAACAAGGAGGGTTTTTCAATGAAAGTTCTATCAGTCATTGGCTGCGTGATGCTCACGCTGGCCTGCCTGCTGGTCATTCCAGCGGCGCAATTCTTTCCAGACCATACGCCAGTTCTCGGCAGCGCGTCAGCGGAAGCGGCCACGCTGTCATGGGACAGAAATTCAGAAGCCGACATGAAGGACTATCAGGTCTATGCCTGCTTCACGCCTAATTGCGTAGTCATCAAATCGTCAAGCAATTTCGTTGCGGGCGCGGTCATTCCTCAAACCGCTACGGGCGTTCAGCCGACGTATACGATTGATCTAAGCGGCAAAGAAGGGGCTATCGCCGTGACGGCGCGCGATCAAACACTGAATGAATCGGGGCTAAGTGTGGCCGTCCCTTTCGATCAGAAGCCCCCGGCAGCACCGGCGAATCCTGCGCTGAAGTAAGGGGCTTCTGGCGGCGGCTGTTCTGTTTGCTGTTTCATTCGTGACGAACACGCGGCCAGGTCAAACGCCTGGCCGCAAGCGTACCAGAAAGGGCGGACATTCTTATGGAACACAAACTTGAATTGATTGCCTTCCCTGACGGGCGGCTGAGAGTGAATGGCCCGCTGCATGACAAAAAGCTGTGCTATGACATGCTCGACGCGGCAAGAGAAATCGTCAGGCAATTCGACGTAAGCAAGGCATTGGCCAACGAACAGAAAAAAGTACCGCCAGGCCTGCGGAGCGTGTGACAAATTTTCGATTCGATAGGAGGGCGAATAGATGATAACCACTACCGCAATGGAGTTAATCTACCAGAATCAGAACCCCGGCACGGCGCGTAATACATTCACGGCGGAAGGCCTGCTGAATGATACAGCTGGCATGGGACCGCAGGCTGTTCTGCCGCCCTACTATTTTCTCCCCAGCGGATCAATTGCGAAGGCAATCAAAATCGTCGCCTGCGGCATTCTCAGCACAACGGGAAGCCCAACATTCACATGGACGGTTCGCCTTGGCGCGTCAGGAACATCAGCGCCAATCATCCTTGGCGGCGTAGCGTTGACCGCAGGGACTACCGTATCGAATAAGCAATGGTGGGCCGAAGGGACGGTTTACATGAAAACCCCTGGCGCCGCTGGCGGCAATAGCACGATGGTCGGAACCGGAGAAGTATGGAGCTATACCGGCCTGGCGTCACCATTCGGCGGCGAATTATGGGGCGGCGCGGCGCAGCCTGGCACCATTGCCACGGTTGATATTTCCATCACGAATTTCATTAGCTTTAACGTCGCTTGCGGTACATCAAACGCCTCGAACGCAATTCAGCTGCTCATGCTGCAAGTTTGGGGAATGAATTCCTAATGACCGCCAAGCTTGAAAATATCGCGCAGGCCATAGCGCGCGCCTTCAGAGCGCTGGCCAGAAAGGCGAAGCGATGAGCC